TGGCAGAGGCATCGCGGCAAGCTGCCAACCGGCAAATGATGGCGAAATCGGAGTCGTTCTATGACTCCGAGCAGATCAGCCACGAGGATGCCCAGGCGCTGCGGGACCGCGGGCAAAACCCGGTGGTTTTCAACGAAGTGTTCTACGTCGTCAACTGGCTGATCGGCACCGAGCGCCGCAACCGCGTGGACTTCTACGTGGTCGCCGACGGTGACTCGCCTGAGGACAGCGACGATGCGACGAACAAGACGAAATTGCTCAAGTTTCTCGACGATACCAACAGGGCGGCGTTCGAGCGATCCTATGCGGCGCTGGATCAGTTCAAGGCTGGCATCGGCTGGCTCGAGGTCGGGCTGCGCGGAGACAAGTCAGGCCCGCCGGTCTTCGTCGGCGCCGAGTCGTGGCGCAACATCCTGTGGGACTCGATGGCGAGCAAGCGCGACCTGAGCGACGCGCGCTACTTCTTCCGCATCAAGACGATCGACCTCGACATCGCGCTGGCGCTGTTCCCCGACAAGGAGGCCGAACTGCGCGCGGCCGTACAGACCGGAGACAGACTGAACATGTTCAGCGGCTGGACCGGCGTGAACAACGGCACTGCCGGCGGCCTGGACGGGTTCAACCGCATGGACGCCGGCGAGGACATGAACTCGGTCAACGTGATCGACCTGTTCAACCCGCGCGAGCGCGTCATGCTGCTCGAATGCTGGTCGCGCGAGCCGGTGCGGCAGAAAGTCGACAAACAGGGCCTGGGCGACCCGATCACCTTCCGCATGCGCGTGACGATCATGACGGAGATGGACACGCTGCTTGAAGCGTGGAGCCCGTTCAAGCACGATCGCGCCCCGTTCATCCCGGTGTGGGCCTACCGCAACGCGCGCACGGGCCTGCCGTACAGCCCAATCCGCCCGCTGATCGGGCCGCAGGAGGCCTTGAACCATCGCATGAGCAAGTCGCTCTATGAAGCGTCGAGTTACAAGATGGAGATCGAGAAGGGCGCGATCGACGAAGAGGTCATGACGCTCGAAGAGCTGCGCGCCGAGTGGAACAGCCCCGACGGCGCGGCGGTCTACGCGGACGGAGCACTCGCTGGGGGCAAGGTCCGGCAGATGAAGAACGAGGGCGCGGCGGCACAGCAGATCATGCTGGCCGAGCGCGACATCAGCACGATCCGCCACATGAGCGGCATCGACTCGGCCTCGCAGGGTCTGAAGTCGAACCTGTCGAGCGGCGTCGCGCTCAAGACGAACAACGACAACACGGGGTTGCTGACCTCGGAGCTGTTCGACAACCAACTTCTGGCCCGCCAGATGGAAGGGGAAATGACCCTGAGCCTGGCCGAGCAGTTCATCGTGCAGCCGCTGACCGTGCGCGTGGCCGGCGAGGGAGGCACACAGGGCGAGCGGGTCAGGCTCAACGAGCCGCAGGCGGACGGCACCTATGCCAACGACATCACAGCGCGCCGCGCGCACTTCGTCGTCGGCGAGCAGGCCTGGAAACAGAGCTACGCCGAGAGCGCGTTCGAGTCGCTGATGCAGGTCATGACCCAGCTCGCGAGCGCCGCTCCGCAGGTTGTTGTCAACCTGCTCGACGTGGTGTTCGAGATGCACCCGAACCTGCCGCGCAAGAAGGCGATCCTGGAGCGCATCCGCGCGGTGAACGGCCAGGGCGACCCGGACGGCAAGATGACGCCCGAGCAGCAGCAGGAGAAGGAGCAGAAGGCGGCCATCGCGAAGCAGCAGTTCGAGCTGCAGATGGCGCAACTGTCCAGCGACGTGAAGCTCGCCATGTCGAAGGGCGCGAAACTCGACGCCGACTCCATGCTCGTGAAGGTCACGGCGCTGTACGAGGCTGCGCAAGCCGCCGCCGTGCTCGCCGCAAGCCCCGCGCTGACCCCGATCGCCGATGCCGTGCTGGCGAGTGCCGGCTACGTCGACGAGTCGGGAAGCCCGAACACGCTGGGGCCGGACGGCACGCCGGTGCAGGCCGCTCAACCCATGCCAGGCGCACCCACGCAAGGCGCGATGGCCGCTGCACCACCCGATGCCACGCAGCAAGGCCAGGCCGCGCAGATGCCGCAGCTTCAACAGACTGACGGTGCCCAGCGCGGAATCGAGACGGTCGCGAACGATGGATCTACCCCAAGCACCACGGACGGTGCGCAACCGCAAGGAAGTCAACCATGACCAAGAGCCTCATCACCAACCCCGCAGACATTGCGGTCCTTGACGACATCGCCGCTCAGGAAGCCGCCGGCGGCGACCCATTCGGCGACGACGAGGAAATCGTCGCTGTCTCAATCGCCGATCAAGCCGCCGAAGCCGCCGCGAAACTCGACGCCGAGGCCGGCAACCCCGATGGCGAGGACGAGCCCGACGCGGCCGATCCGCCCGTCGAGGAAGCAGCGCCGGCCGCCGAAGCCACCGAGCCGGTCGAGACGACGCCTGCAGTCACCGAGTCTGCCAAGACAGAGCCCGCTCCGGCTCCCGACCCGGTGCCGCAGTACCGCGTCGCCAGCAGCGAGGCCATCGCCGCCGACACGGCTGCGCTGAACGCCGAGAAGGCCGCAGCCCTGCAGAAGATGATGGACGGCGAAATCGAGCCTGCCGCCTACGCTGCGATCGACGCTGACGTGACGCAGAAACTCGGCAAGCTGCTGGTGCAGAGCGCGCTCGCCGAGGCCAACGCGCAGACCGTCGCGCAGACCGAGATGAACGCGATCACTGCGCTGATTGCACAGGCCAAGGCGACCGGCGAACTCGACTACACCGCCGACGCGAAGGCCCAGCGGCAGTTCGATGCCGTGCTGACGATGACGCAGGCAGACCCTGACAACGCCGGGCGCAGCTACGCCGAGCTGGTGAAGGAGGCGCACACGACCGTGCTGGCGATCCGCGGCATCAAGGCAGCGCCCGCGCCGACACCCGCACCCGCAGCGACCGGCAAGCCCGCGCCGCGCGTTCCCGAGGCCGGCCCGCTCACGCTGCGCGGTCTGCCGTCGGCACAGGTTCCGCTGACCGGCGGCACCGCAGCCGATGCCATTGGCCGCCTGACAGGCGCCGACTACGAGGCTGCGTTCGCGAAACTCACGCCGGCGCAGCAGGCTGCAATGCTGGAAGACTGATGCTGGACGTTGCCCAGCTCAATCGCGGCATGGCCGTCGACGTGATCGTCGGCGACTCCATCGCGATCCAGCCGTCGACCGGCCGGCGCATCGTCGTCACGATCGAGGCCAAGAGCGGGCAGCGCACACGCCTGCGCATCCAGTCCGACGACTCGGTGAAGATCGAAATACCGAAAAGATTGAGAATCGGTTGACGCTCAGAAACGCCGACCGACAATAGACGAAGCCCCGTGCGATTGCGAGTCGCGGCGGGGCTTCTGACCACTCAGCGAAGGAACCGCGTCATGGCTACCGCAATCATAGCGGCGCCGCTCACCTTTGAGCGCGCAAACGAAGTGCTCAGGCTCGACCCCGACACGGGGATCCTCTACAGACGCAGCACCGGCCGCGTCGCAGGCTCAGAGCCGAAACCCTACATCCAAGTCGCGGTCGATGGCCGCATGTACTACGCGCACAGACTCGTTTGGCTGCTCACGTATCGAGTGTGGCCGACGCTTCTCGTCGATCACGAGAACACGATTCGCCACGACAACAGGCCGGTCAACTTGCGCGAGGCTACGAAGCGGCAGAACGGAGAAAACCGGAGGCGAGCGATCGGCCAGAGCGGGTTGCTCGGCGCTCACTGGCATCAGCAAAACCAGAATTGGGTGTCAAGCATCATGGTGAATCGCAAGACGAAACACATCGGAGTCTTCCAGACCGCTCAGGAAGCGCACGATGCCTACATGGTTGTGAAACGACAACTCCACGAGTTTTGCCCGAAATAGTTTCGCTCCCGGTTGCAATTTAAAAAAAGAGTAGGACTATTCCCGCACGAGCAATCCGTTCGTCCCGCGCAGTAGTGCAGGCACCAATCAATTTTTTGGAGCACTACTGTCATGGCAAGAACGACCATTCTCCCGTCTGACCCCAACAAACGCAAAGCCTGGGCCGCCAAGGTGGCCTCGGATTCTATAAAAGACCAGTACTTTGCGAGGCTGGAGGGCGAGGAAGGCTCGAACTCCGCAGTGGTCCGCAAGACGGACCTGGAATCCGGCAAGGGCGATGAAGTCGTCACCGCACTGGTCGCGAAACTGCGCGGCACCCCGATCACCGAGGGCAAGAAGCTCGAAGGTTCCGAGTTCAAGCTCTCGAATGCCTCGCACACCATGCGCATCAACGAGTTCCGCCACGGCGTCAACGTCGGTGCGCGCATCGAGCAGTCGCGTGTCGGCTACAACCTCAAGAAGCAGGGCCGCGAGCGCCTGACCGACTACATCAGCGAGATGTACGAGGAAGTGATCGCGATGGCGGCCAACGGCGCACGCGGTCAAGGAACCGAAATCCAGCACTTCCCCATCGGCTGGGCCGGCTACCCGAACGCGCTGCGCGCGCCGGACGCTGCGCACTACTTCGTGGGCACGGACAACACCAAGACGTTCGCCACGCTGGTGAACACGGCCGGGGCCGACCTTGTTTCCCTCAAGACGATCAACAAGCTGCGCACCAAGGCCAAGAAGATGCTCGGCGGCCAGCCGGACAAGGCCTCGCGCATCGAGCAGGTCGTCAAGGGCGGCAAGAAGATATACGTCCTGGCCGTGTGCCCGGAGGTCATGCAGGACATCCGCGACGACGTGGGCGCGCAAGGCTGGTTCGAGGCGAACAAGGCCTTGGTGGCGGCGATCGGCAAGGAGGCCGAACTCTTCAAGGGCGGCGCCGGCTCGTTCAACGGCGTGCTCGTTGACGAGATGGACACCTGCGTGAAGTTCAACAACGCAGGCGCCGGTGCCAACCTGCTCGCGGCCCGCTCGCTGTTCCTGGGCGCCAACGCCATCGCTGTGGCGCACGGCACCAAGGGCCTCGCCGACGGCATGACCGTGGGCCTGTCCGAAGACACCGACGACCGCGGCCACGACTCGGTGCTGGACTTCGAGGTCATCTTCGGAGCCGACAAGTGCCAGTTCAACGGCCTCGACTACGGAATGATGACCGTGGACTCGAACTTCACCGTCTCGGCCTAAGCGCAACCCTCACCGGAGCAACCCAAAATGGCACAAGTTCAGTCGATCCAAATCGTTGCCGGCTACCCGGCCCCGTCGCCCGACGACGCTTACACGACCGTGGGCATCACGGCCGAGTACGTCACGCCGACCGGCGGCCTGGCGAGCGGCGACATCATCGAGATGGGTCCGATCCCCCCGGGGTTCGTCCCGTCCGATCTGATCGTGCACACGGGCGCACTCGGCACGAGCGTCACGCTCGATGCCGGCATCCTGACCGGCGAGTACGGCACGAGCCCGGCCACTCCCCGCACGATGGGCAGCGAGTTCTTCACCGCCGCCCAAGCTGCGGCGACTGCCTCGCTGCTGCGCGCCACCAAGTCGCTCACGGCAGTTCTGCCTGGCGACATCACCGCTGTCACGGCGGGCTGGGGCCTGAAGGTCGGTGGCGCTACCACGTCCGCCGGCATCAAGATCAGAGCCACGCTGTTCCTGCAGTCGGCCCCGGTCGGGATGTAAGACATGGGCGCCCGCGGACCCAAGAAGGGGTTCAAGCTGGCACGGTTGGAAGGGGCGGAAACGCCCCTTTCTTCCATCGATGCGACGAAACCCGAAACGCCGGCCATCGTGGCGCCGTCGGCCGAGCCGGTCACGCCAACTGCGCTGACCGCCGCCGACATGGAGAACCCGAACAAGCTCGAAGGCGATGCGCTGCGCGACCTCGCGCACAAGCGCGGCCTGTCGCGATCGGAACTCGAAGGCATGCCGGACGCGAAGATTCGCATGCAGCTCCTGTACGTGACGAACCGCCAGTACATGCGTGAGTTCGAGGGCGAGGCCGCCTGATGGCTTCGACCGTGCTCGTCAAGGATGTGCTGTGGCGCGTCGCTGCGCTGCTGCAGGACACTACGCCGCAGTTTCAGCGCCAGCCCGAGCACGAGCTGGTCGACTGGCTCAATGACGCGCAAGTCGCGATCACCAAGTTCCTGCCCGCGGCCTGCTCGCGCATCGACGCGGTGAAGCTCAAGCCCGGCACGCGCCAGAGCATCGAGGCGATTCTGGCGGCCGACTGCAAGCCGGGCGACGGATCGGTGCCTGCAGTGCCGATCAATGGCACGCAAGTGCTCGACGTGCTGCGCAACATGGGCGCAGACGGCCTGACACCGGGCAAGGCGATCCGTCTGACCGAGCGCAAGGTGCTCGACTCGCAAAGCCCGCTGTGGCACACGGTCACCGGCGCTGCCGTGAGTTCGTTCATGTTCGACTCGCGCGCGCCGCGCTACTTCTACGTGACGCCAGGTGTGCCCGCAACCGGGACGCTGTGGGTCGAGCTGATGTTCACCGCGCAGCCGATCAAGATTCCGAACACGGGCACAGCCGGCTCGGAGCTGTACCTGTTCAGCGGCTCGAGCACCACGACGATCAGCATTGCCGACGAGTTCGTCGACGACCTGACCGACTACATCGTGGCGCGCGCGAACATGCGCGAGACTGAGTGGTCGGATGCGAACAAGGCCGTGGCCTTCTCGCAGAAGTTCCTCGGTTCGCTGAACGCCAAGGTGACGGCCCTGACTGGGTCGAATCCAAATCTTCAACAACTCCCGTTCGCCTCTGAACCGCTGGGACGTGCGAAGTGATCTTCGACACCTTTCTCACGCACGTGCTGCCATCGGTGGCCGGATGCCCCGATGCGCTCGCGCTCGACCACATCCTCAAGGCCGCGCGCACGTTCTGCGCCCGCACGCTGGTGTGGAACTACTCGACGCCGCCGTTCGTCGCCGAGGTCGGCAAGGCGAACTACACGCTGCAGATCCCCGAGGATCAGGAGCTTGTGCGCCTGCTGCTGGCCGACGTGGGCGGGAACGAGTACGCCACGCCGGACGGCGCCTACGGCCGTCGCGCCGCGCGCCAGTTGAGCGGGAACTACGTCGTCATGCAGGGCTTGCGCGACTTCATCCTGTCGCCGGCACCGAGCGTCGCGGGTGTCGAGGTCATCACCGACGTGGCTGTGAAGCCCACGATGCAGGCGACCGACTGGCCGGATGACCTGAACGAGTACGTGACAGACATCGCCGCCGGCGCCATCGCCACGCTGTGCCTGCTGCCGCGTGTGGAGTGGTCGAGCAAGGACCTGGCCGGCACACAGATGGCCCTGTTCTACAGCCGCATCAGCACCGTGGGCCTCAAGGTCTCGCGCGGGTTGAGTGCTGGGCGCAAGAGCGCCCGGATTGCATGGTTCTGAGATGTCAACGAACTACATCAAGCGCCCCATCGAGACCGTGCGTGCCGAGTTCGACATGCGCGGGTTCGTTGCCGAGGTCTCTCCCGAGGTCGTGACCTTCGTCACCCGATTCGAGGAGGGGCTTGCGATCGTCGACGTGACGGCGGTTGCCGGCCTGATCGAGCTGGACGTGAGCGAGGGCCTGGCCGGGCGCGTCTACGAGTTTGGCGTAGAGGCCACGACCGCGAGCGGCCAATCGCGCATCGACACGCGCCGCATGCGCCTGGTCGAGCCCGCCCTGCTGGCGCCGGCGGACCCGAGCAGTTATGTCATAGACGGTGGCTCGCCTTCAAGTGTCTACGGTGGCGCAATTGACGGGGGGACCCCATGAGCATCTTGAAAATCCAGTTCCGGCGCGGCACTGCTGCGGCGTGGACCGCGGCCAACCCTGTACTGGCACTTGGGGAGCCAGGCTACGAGACGGATACCGTCAAAGAGAAGCGTGGAGACGGTGTTACGGCATGGTCGGCGCTGCCCTACGCAGGCGGTACGGGCGCCGCAGTCGAAGTGGTCAATGATCTGACCACCGGCGGCGCGACGAAGGCGCTTAGCGCGGCGCAAGGTGTCGTGTTGAAGGCTTCGGTCGACGCGAAAGTCGAAGACAACCTGACGGCAAGCACAACCGTAGCGCCGAGCAAGACAGCGGTGTCTACA